CTTGCCGGAGGCCACGATTAACCCGCCGCACAAGCATGTCCTGCGTCCAGAAGTTTGTGGTGCCCGTGGCGTCGAGCGGCTCGTCGAGGTCATCCCGAATGTCGTCGAGCAAGTCCAGCATCGAGCGGCGCGTCGAGCTCATGGCGTCCGCTGTAGCATACGCTATGCGCTACGAGCTAGGGAGCGAGGCAGGCACCGCTATGCGCCTCCCCTCGGACCAGGCGTGATTTTCATAGACCTCGCCGCCGATGTCGCCGACCTCGCGCGTCTGCGCGGCGCGTCGGGCTTCCCGGCGCGTGAAGTAGTCGGCGTCGAGCTCGTCGGCGACGGCCTCGGCGGTCTTGCCGAGAGCCCACATATCTTGCGACTTGAGGTAGTCGATGAGCTGCTCAACCGTCGGGAGCTCACGCGGCAGGTAGACGCCGAGCGTAAAGTACCCGTCAGCGAGTTGCCGGTAGGTATCGTGCTCCTTGTCGGGGTAGGTGTCCGGGTCGATCCACGTCCGCTTGTAGCGGGCGCGACGCTCGAGCAGCCACCGCTCGGTCGTTGGCGACCAGCGCATGCGGAGGTCCGAATCGTACCGTTGCAACCGCCGGTTGTAGCCGAAGGCGAGTTGCATGCGGCTACCGGATGACGAGGCTTTCGGCGATGCTGTCGATGACTGGCGCGACGTCCGCCGCCGAGGGCGCGAGCCGCCGTCGGTTGGTGTCAAAGCCGCGATTGACGCGCAGGAGTTCGCGGCGATTCTGCGGCTGGCCCGTCATGTCGTCGAAGTAGCGATCCGTCGGAAGGTTCGACTCGTCCATGATGCCGTAGCGGGTGAGCTCGGCAACGTCCGCCGCGGTAAGCGGCTCCACCGACGCTCCCGGCATCGTCGCGGCGCCTGTTTGATCGACCACCACGAGCGACTGAATCGGCGCGTTGATGTTGGTCGGGTCTTGGCACAGCGTCGCGCCCTTCAGGAAGTGCGGCACATAGGCGGTCGTTATCATGCGCGTTTCGCCGGGCTTCCAGACTTGCACGGCACCCGCGAACATGACCTCAACCGTTGCGTCGACGACGCGGTTCCGTACGAGCGACTGGTCGAAGTGGTCAATCAGTTCATCGCCAGCGGCCACGGGAGCACCCCTCCGTCCATCATCGACACCGATAGTTTGTTGCGTTGCCGCCGCCGCTACCGACGGCGCTACCGGCGCCCTTCACTTCGCAGTCGCCATCGGGCGAGCCGGGAACCCCCGGACACAAGCCGGATTCGCTCTGCGTTCCGACGCCACATACGAGCGCGTCGACGGTGCAGGTACAGGCGGCCGTCGTTGGCACGAATACGCAGGTTGAGCCTACGGCGCAGAGGCCGCCGCAGGTATTGAACGGCCCCGCCCCCGCACGGCATGGGAGCAGTTGCGACGCCGCAGGCGTCACGGTCTGAGCGACCGCGCCCCCGGCCATAAAGGCCAGGAGCGCGCACGCCGGCAGCAGCAGGCGAAGCGTCCGCATCGCCCTACGGATTGAGCACGATCTGAACTTCCGCCATGCAGAACACCCCGGAAAAGAGGTTGTCGGTGTTGAAGGGCGTACCGTTGACGTTGAGGGTTTCACCCGCGTTCAAGCGAATGTTGAGCCCACTATTCCGCGTCGGTGTTGCGTTGGTATCGCACAGCACCGAGGTCAGGATCGTGGTGCCACGCCGAAACTCGAACGTGAGAGCCGGCGTGGTGGCGCCCGCTTCCACTTCGTAGCATCCCTGAAACCCCGTCAGGATCGAGTTCCAAGGCACAATCCAGCGCGCCAAAACGCCCGGCGTGTCACCGACGGCAATGTCAGCGCCGCCGATGAGAACCACCGGAACCACGAGAAGCTGTCTGTCGAGTTCTGCAAGCATCGCCTTCCCCTTCCCTATCCGACCAGCACTTTGACGACGACGGCGTTGGACGCGGCAGTAGTGCCTGTCCCGTCGATTTTTCTCACGCGACAAATCAGACTCGTCGCGAACGCCTCGCCCGTGACGCCGGGGTCAGCAAACAGCGTAGCCTCTGCGGTGGTGGCAACCGTCGCGGCACCAATCGGCACCACCACGGCGGCGATGACTTGCTGAATCACGTTGTCGGCAAAGACGGCGTAGATCGAGTCAGTGGTTTTGTTTTCCACGCGCACTTTGAACAGCCGGCCGACGCCCGTTACGAGCGTCTGCGACGTGGCCCAATCCGTAACCGGCGTCGTGAGTGTAATCTCTCGAGGAACCGGCTGGTCCGCCGCCGCCTGGTTGTGCCGGGCGGTGGCGACGAGCCCCTGCAAAGGCTCGGGGCCGATGCGTCCCGACTTCTGATTCTCAGCGGCGAGAAGGCCGCCGATCGTGCCGTTGTCCCATGCCATGATCGTGCTCCCTTCCCGCGCCTTAGATGATGTGCGCGACGACGATGTTGCTGTTGATGCCATCGAGCCGAGAACACTTGTTCGGCTGGTCGTGTGAGAAGTTGTCGTAACAGCGCCACACGGCCTCGAAAGCGTCCTGACCCGGTACGCGCGCGAGGATCGCGCCGTCCTCGTCAATCCACTCGCCGGGCGTGTTTTCCCACGCAACGGCGCCGTCCCAATCCATCATAAACATGGTGGAGTAGGGCGCGTCCTTGTCGACCATCAGTGGCACGCCGCCAAACTCGATTTCCGACTTGAGGGCGTTGCCCTTGAAGCCGCCGTCGTGCGAGTTGGCCCCGCCGCTCGAGAGGTAACGCCGGTTGGCGGTGAGCAGCGCCAGGTAGGCGCGGCGCACGGAATGGTGGCACCAGATTTCGGTCGGGGAACCCCGGCCAATCTGCGCCGCCACGTCGAACGCCTGTTGCATGGTGTCGAGGTTCAACGCGCCGACCGCGGAAAACACGTTCGACTTCAGCACCGGAAACGCGGTGCGGTTGACGTTGAAGTAGTTGTTGACGAACGTGCCATCGTCGTTGTGACCGAGGGCGCCCATCGGCTCCTTGTTGAAGGCCGTATCGGCGACGCTCGTGACGCTGGTGTTCGGGCAGCGCACAATCAGCCCGTCGTTGAGGGCGTCCGTTGCACTCACGACTGAATCGAGCGTGACGCTCAATCCCGAGGCCGCAACGGCGGTGACGGTGCGAACGGCCGTGACTGCCGAGCCGGTCGAGTTGAGAATCGCGATGGTCTGCCCGACCTGCAAGTAGCGCGCGCCGTTGACCGAGCCCGCGACGCCGCCGGGCGAATCAACCGTCATGGTCGTGGTGCCGACACCCGCCACATTGACGAGCGCCAAGACGCCGCGGCCGTCGTGAAACAGGATGCGATTCTTGTCGTCGATGAAGTCCTGTCGGAGCCCGTCGTATTCCGACTGAAGCGCCCGCTTGAAGCTGCCCTTGTTGGTCTTGCTGACCTTCATCACGGGGCCGCTGATGTTGAGTCGCGCCCACCCGAAGCGGAGCGGCACCTTGAAGGGCACATACGACTGGTGCCCGGCTTCCGCGATCGGGCCGCGCTCACGCCCGTAGGCGAAGCCTTCGTTCCGCCCGACCCGGAGTGCCCACTCTACGGTGTCGCGGCCTTCCCACATTTCCTTGTCGCCCTTCTGGTACTTCGTGTAGAGGGCGACGTCGCTGTTGAGCTCATCGACAAGCCGCGGACCAAAAACGGTCTTGAGCGCGGCGTCGAAGGCTGAAGTATCCAAGCCGGCCATGTACGTTTCTCCCGTGCCGGGCGGCTAAATCAGCGCCCGTAATTGGCGAGGAGATCGTCGAGTTTGCGGCCGGTAATTTCCCGGTGCTGTCGACGGCGACCGGCCGCGTCCGAATAGGGCGCCGTCGGTGCTTCCTCGCGAACCGCAAACGTCGAGGAGCTTCGACCGGGTGCCGGTGTTGCGGCACGGCGGCGCGCAGCGTCTCGCATCGTTTGGGCGTTCTGGCTTAGGAGAACATGATTGATCCGACTTTCCTCTTTCCCGATGATTTCGCGAATGGCCTCCCGCCGCATAGCCGGGTCGTGATACATGCCATTCAACCGACGATCGCGGTTGAGGTAGTCAGCGCAAGTGTTTTCCCAATCCTGAAGGCGCTCCGCACCGTCCTTCCCCTCGAACGACAACCCCAACGTCTTGAGCTCCTCGGCCATGTCCTGTTGCGCCTGCACGGCTCGCGCCATGTCGTTGCTTTGGAATAGCTCGGGAAGCCGAGCGATGAGGTCGGCGTGCTGCGGGGAGTACCCCTCGGCAACGAGGGATCGAAAGGTGGCACCACGTTGCGAAGCAGCGCGGTATTCCGGGTCGGCCTGGCGTTGCCCCGCTTTGGCACGCTCGAGCTCGCCGCGAAACTCGCGCACGAACTCGATGGTGGAGCGGAGGTCTGCCGGGTCGCCGTATAGCTCGCGCAGCTCTCGGAGCTCGGGCGCTTCGCTTGAACCCGTAGGCGCGGCAGCGGGAGAGGCTGACGCGGGAGGTGTCGGCGAGGCAGTCGTTGACGGTGTTGGCGACGCTGCCGGAGCGGGCGCCGTTGCGGGCGCGGCAGGAGCAGCATCAGCAACAAAATCATCTGACATGGTGCCGCTCTACGTGAACCCTATGCGGGATGTCAAGAGGTATGACACAGCAAACGCTATGTCGGAACGCAAAAAGGGGGAGCGGGCCCCTTCCCGCTCCCCCTCCCCGCCCCACGCGGGCTGCCGCTCAGTTTAAGGCTGAGCGGGCGTGTTCGCGGCGACTGCCGCCGCGAGCTCGCCGGACGAAGCATTGATCGAATCGACGAGCGCCTGCAAGGCTGCCGGGTCGGCGCCTGCGTTGATGAGGGTCTGAATCTGCGCGGCGAGCCCTTGGATCAGGGCGATCGCCGAGGTGTCGACGGCGGCATCGGCCGCAACCGCGGCTTGGAGGTCAGCGAGAGTTGCCATTGTTGTTGCTCCCTTCTGGTTGAGCGCGCGCAGCAAATGCACAATGCGTCGCAGGTTGTCGTTGATCCGCTCGAGCGCGCAAACGTCGCACTCCATCGCGGCATGAGAGGCGCACCGACTCACACGGCCGCCAGCGCGGACGTCACAAAGATGGTGGCGGCCGTAGTGTTTTTGAATCGGATCAAGTCGATCACGTCGGCAGTACCGACAAAGCCGCTGCCTCCCGAAGCGATGTTATACCGCGCGATGTCCGAAAAGAGCTTGAACGGTAGACCGGCCACGAGTTGAAAGACGAAGATGTTTTCCGCGGCGTCGGCTTCGTTACAGGTGAGCTCAAGCTCGCCCGCCAAGGCCGGCGTCGTGCCGCTCCCGTCGAGGGCGTCCACCGTCGGGGCGTCACCCGACACGATCTTGAGGTGGTCGAAGCGCGTCAACGGCGACTGCGTGGCCTTCCACAACGTCACGATCGCGCCCGCAATGACACTGACCGTGAACGGGCCGAGCTTCTGCGAGTAGGGATAACCAGGCGTCGGGTCGCCAGAATTGAAACTGTACTTCTGCCCGGCGATCGAGCCTTCATCACGTTCCGCGAAGGTGAGGCCGTCGACGCTCATTGCCAGCCCCCGCCAGGCCGTATTCGGTAGTCGTTCGGATTTCCACGAGGAGCCTCGAGGCCCCCCATCGCCCCGGCAACGTCGTACGCGCTCGCCGAGGAGTCGCCCGCCTTGGCCTTCGCCGCATCGACCCTGTTTTTAATCATCTGCCCGAGCATGCCGCCCGTCATGTCGTTTGCCATCTGTCGTTGCACGACGCGCTGGTAATCGCCGGGGCGCTGCACGCCATGAAAGGTCGGCTGCGAGCCCATGTACTGTGACGCCTCGGCCAGCGAGGGGAGCTTGACGATCTCGTTGACGGTCGGATCATCGTAGAAGTTGGGCGAGGTGTCACCGTGCGAGCCGGGCGCGGCCGACACGCCGAACGTGCCACCGCCAAAGTCTTGCACTTGGCCGCCGGTTCGTAGGCCCCCGGCGAATGTCGTAACGCCCGAGTCGGGATTACGCGACGGTGGCGCCATGTCCTCGGCCGGTGGTCGCCGAACGCGGTGAAATCCCTGCGGCTGCGCCATGAGCGCCTAGACGACGACGGTGGTGCCCGAAGAAAGCGTGGTCTGGTCGGCCGCCACTGAGATAAAGCAGTTTTCCGCGTCCGAATTGGTCGCGACGATGTTCGTGGTGCCGCTCGTGCCGCGCACGATACGCAGCGCCGACGTGCCTTCGCGATCGAAGAACTGCGCGACCGGCTGCGCGCCGTTCGCCACGCTCGCGTCCACGCCCCAAAAATCGCCAAACGTCATGCCGGCCCCTGTGATGAGGGCGGCGCGCGTGTCTCCTGTTACGATCGTGAGCCCCATCGTCCTACCCCTTTCGTTTCACGTCAGCGAAGCCGCCTTTCGGCTTGTGCGCGAAATCCTCAAGCTGCGAGGTCGACATCTTCGTGTGCGTTTGCTGGCCGCGTCGCGCTCGGTTGAGCTCAGCGCCCATGAACCGCTGTTGCTTCGCCGAGACCGCTGGCATACCCCGTCTCTACGCTTCCCCGACCGGCATCGTCAAGGCTGCATCGCCTCCGTCGTCGCTAGCCCCCGTTGCATACCCGGCCCCGGCGGCTTGCCTCCCGCTTGCATCGCCTGCGCCTGCCCTTGCGCGCGCGCCGCACCGGCACCAGCCCCAGCCCCGCCCCCACCCGCATCCGGGCGTCCGCCGGGGCCGGGTGGGGGATTGGGCATCGGCTGCATCGCTTGCTGCATCGCGTCTTGCTGTTGCTCGTAGAGGTGCTCGACATAGTGCCCATCGCGGAAGGTCTGTCGCACCCAATCGGGCAGCGCGAGGTACTCCTCTTGCTTCATCCACGCATTGTGACGCGCGAGGTGAACGGCATGGTTGTCAATCAACGCATCGACGAGCACGGGCAGCATGAGCGTCTCCGGTGTCGCGTCCGGCGGCGGGGCCCCGGTCTGTTGGTCGGTCATGTCCCGCGCCCACGCGATGATAGCCTCGTGCTCGCGCGCGATCTGCTCGTCATCGGCCTTCGCCGACGCCATGAGCTCGGGGATGCCGTAGATGTTCAGCAGGCGCAGTCGCACGTCGGGATCGGCAATGTCGACGAGCCCGAGCTGCAACGCCTGCTCGGCATTCGCCTTCTTCTCGAGCGTGGTCCGCGGCCGGGCGCTGCCCGACTCCACGCGAATGTCGACGCCGCCGCGGAGGTCGGCGCGGCGGATCGCCTGTACCGTCCATCGCGCTTCCTCGCCCTTGATCTTGAAGTAGATTTCGTCAGGCGCGTGGTTCCGAAAGAGCAGAAACATATAACGGGCGAGGGTCGCGTGCGTGATCTCGTAGTTGGCGAAGACGTGAGCAAAGCGCGACTGTGCGCGCTCGGTAAGAATCTGCATCGCATAGCCACTCGACACGTTCGGCGGCTTCTCGCCGCGAAAAATGTCGTAGGTGCCGGCGATGTCCTCCATCATTTTGTCGGTGAACTCGAGCCATTGCACGAAGCTCGCCGGCAACCGCCCGCCGTCCATGCGCTCGGGTTTCGCGCCACTCGCGCCGAGCGGCGAGTACCGCATGACCCATCCTTCCTCGCCGGTCGGGGTCTGGACGTCGGACCCCTCAGGGATCAGCCACACGCCGTTCGCCATACGCTGAAAGTAAAGCTCAATGGCGGCCTCGCGTCGGTTCCGCTGGCGCTGCAAGTCCTTCAAGTGATCCGCGGGGCCCGTATGCACATGTGAGCCTGGCACGTCGTCGTACCCGTAATGCACCACGGGGATGAACGGCTCGCCCGGTTCCTCGGGTGTCCCGTCGTGCGCGAGTTCGAGGAGCTTCCGATCCTCGACCATGAGCTCGTCACCGAGCAGCCGCATGTAGAGTCCGTCGCGATACTCCGCGCAGGGCTTCGCATAGAGGGTGTCGTCGAGAATCGCCTCGTCCCACCGCACCGCGGCGCCGAACCCAATCCCGCCAACGGTGCCGCCGCCAGGCGTCAGGCGGATGATGCTTTGCAGGTAGGTGAGCCCAACATCCGAGGTCGACGTCACGGTCGGGAGCTTCTTGATCTTCTCTGCGAGGTTCGGCCAACGCGATTCGGCCCACTGACGCGGACGCAACCGGCGGATCATGACGATGGGTTGATCTTCCATGCGCGGCACCGCGTAGTCGACCCACGTCTCGAACGGCGTCACCGCCTCGAGATACATCTGCCCGGTGGCGATGACGTCCGCCTTCTCGCCCGAGGGCCGCAAGGGCGATTGACACTCCGGGCACAGGCCGCCAGCCGACTCAGCCTGGTCGGCCGGGAGCGATTCGCCACATGTCGCGCACTCCCATTGCGGAATCCGAGTCTGTTGGCCGGCGTCCGGGTCATGGCCGAGATGCCCATAGACGTTACAGCAGCAGACGAGGATTTTGGAGAGCTCGCCCTTGAAGCGATCGAGCTGCACAATGCCCGATTGGTAGTCGATCACGTTGGTCGCCAAGGCGGCCGTCATGCGATCGTCGTCCTTGTCGCTGCCGGGAGCGATCGTGAGCGAGGGCTCGAGGCGCGAGAGCGGTGCGTCAATCGCGTCGAGGATGGCTTTGTAGCGGTTGGTGACGGGCCGCGGGACGTCACGCCGGAGGTTGGCCCGCATGAAGCCGCGGCCGTCCGGGAGCGGCGCGAGCCATTGGTGGCCGAGGTAAAAGAGGACGTTTTCGTACTGGTTCCGCAATACCTCTTGTCGGGAGTTGCGGAGTCGATCGACGAAGGTCTTGTGCGTGCCCTTCCGCTGCTCCTCGCCCGTTTTTGCCGGCATCACCCCTCCGCGGCGGCATCGCCATTCGTGCCCGGAAAGAGCAAGGACGCTTCCGCTTCACTCTTGAACTGCCCACGCGGATCATCGAACGGCACCGGATCAAGCACGTTGCCAAGGCCGTTGATCGGGTCGCGCGAGGTCGGTGGATGCGGCACGGCCATGGTAGGCCGTCGCGCATCAGGGCCAAACGCACCGACCACGAGCGAACGTGCGAGCTCCCCGGCGAGGTTATCCGCGCGATTGGTCGTGAGCTCGAACAACCGTCGCAGCGTCGAGTTTTCCTCACGGAGAATCGCCAGCGTGCGCTCGAAATGCCGCTCTTGCCGCTCGAGGTTCTTTCCATCGGCCTCGATGCCTGCCGCAAGGCCGTCTCGGAAGCCGGCGCCGTAGCCTATCCGCACGACCCCGCATGTAGCATAGGGTTTGCCGTAGCGTCTACGAGTAATCGGGTGGCGAGGGCCGGTACACGAGCCCGCACCCGACGCAGTACCGTACCGTCCAGCCGTCCGGGTCGACCTTCAACGGTGCAATCATGTTCCAACCTGTCCAGTGCGCCAGCCGGTGCCGGTAGCGCCGCCAGCCCTTAGTGAGCGTTGGCGCCGCCAGCGAAGAAATCTTCCCCAAGCCCAAAGGTTCGCTCATCGGCTTTCCTCTTCAGTGCGCCCCATGCCCGCTGCGAGCCGGGATCGAGGCGTAAGACGTCATCTTCTTCACCAAACGCATTGAGCTTGAGGCGATACGTGTCCTCGGCGCCGCGGCCGGGCGGATACCCGACTTGAAGCAGGGCCGCGAGCGAGTCGGAAGCGTCGTCGTGGTTGTCTTGCTCGAGGAGCTCGGCCACGAGTACGTCCATGCCGTCTTGAATCCCCTCGGGCGCTTGCTGCCGGAATAGCAGGAAGCCCTCGGCGACTTTCGGAATCAAGCCGCGGCGTCGCTCGGTCTTGCCCGCATTGCCGCCCGACCATTCGCCGAGCGTGAACACCGGCCGCCCGCGCCGCCACTCCGAAAGGAAGCACTTGAAAATCCACCGCTGCCCGGCCGTCCCTTCGATGAAGGTCGCTCTCGGTTTGTAGTAGCTGACGAGATCGAACACGACGTCAATGAACTGGTCATCGTTGTACCGCTGACGTCGGACGTCGAGCACGTACCACACATTATCCTCGGCGATGGCAACGACGCTGATGCCCACGTAATCGGTATCCATCGACGGGGCGCGGTTCGGGTCGAGGGCGCGACGCTCGCCGGGCTTCTCGCCGCCAATCGGGTCGATCGTGATGAACACGTTGCACGCCGCAAGCGGAATCTTCTTGGCCTCGCGCCCTTCGTGGTCAATCTCGATCAGCACGTCGCCGCGACGAATGAAGTAGCGGAACCACTGACTACGAAACCCGATCGCAAATTCCGACTTCGGGTAGCAGAAGTATTGGCAGGACATGAAGTAGGGCGAGCGTTTCGCGAGTTTCCGCGCCTGCTCCACCGTGCGCTTCATGCTCGAACGCCAGCGGTAGATGAGCTTCTCCTCGCTGAAGTGCGCCGGGTTTGTGACCGGCCGCACTCCCTGCGGCGCTGACGGGTCGGGCTCCTCGAACATGCAACGTCGGGCCACCAACGCCTCGGGCTCGTGGCGCTCGGCATGCGTGCCGGGGTCCGACATCCCCCACGGCGTACACGCGAGCCGCCGCTTGCCGGTCTCGAGCGAATCGAGGAGCGGCGTCAGGTTCTCGAGCGTCTCGATAATTTTCTGCATCTGCGCGGCGTTCTCGAGTCGGCCCACCACGTCGTCGACCAATTCGCTCGTGAAGTGCGAGCCGGTAATCGTGGCGCCGATACCGCTCGCCTCGATCGTCGCGTCCGAATAGGGCGTGCTGCGCGGCACCGTGAGCATGGTTTCGCTCCACTTGTCGCGCGCGGCCTTGGTGCTACGGAGCTCGGGAAAGCAGTTGAGGAAGAACTCGCCTTGCGGGCCCTTCCCCTCGAGAATGCTCCGTATCAGGCCAAAAATCTTCTTCGCGAGGGAGTGATTCGCGGAGTAAATCAGGATGCGCTCGTCGTGGTCATTCACCACGAGCCACACGGCATAGCCGATCGTAAGGAGCGTCGTCTTGAGGTGTCCGCGGGGCATCGTCGCCCATCGGTAGAGGCTCGCCTCGCCGCGCGTGAGCATGGTGCCGTCGGGGCATTGCCACGCGAAGGCCAGCGCCGCGTGGAGAATGTGCTGCAAGCGATCGAAGCCGAGTACGTGCTTGGCGAGGAAGAATAGGTCGCGCAGCGCGCGCTCGCGGTGGTAGCAGTACGTTTCCTCGGTCGTGAACTCCGGGGCTTCCCCGCGGACGAAGGCGTCCGCCTGCGCCTGAAGCCGAACGAGATCGTTCGATTGCGGCTTGCCCGTGAGCTCCGGCTGCAACCACCAGTGATCTTGAACCGCGGGCGGGAGCACGAGCCAGTTGGCCGGATCGCGGCCGATAGAAAGATCAGGCATTCCGATTGTCGAGCGAGCGGCTCATGTGATCGCCAGGAAGTCGATCGGGGCAATGCGGGGCGGGGCCGCGGATGTTCCGCTCTCGCGAAGGGCGAACGCGCGATCGACTTTCTGCTCGTGCTGATACTGCATCCACGCGACACGCTCCATGCGTTTGATGTCCTCGCGCCGCGAGAGCGACCGCTCCCACGCATCAGCCGCCGCCCACGGGCTATCGTCGTCGGGCGGTCGTTGGGAAAAGGCATCGTAGAGCGGCACCCCGGCGTTGAGTTGCTCCACCAGGAGCGGCGTATAGACGCGCGTAAGCTGGTCCTTAAAATTGCGCGAACAGTTCGGGAATAGGTCGTTCTTCATAGCTCCCCCGGATGATCGCCTTCACGTGACGCGACCTCGACTTGTACCCTGACGACGGTCTCGCCGCGGTCGGTGGCGGCAATGGCATGCATCTGCGCCTGAATGACGCCGGGCTTGAGCGCTTGCTGCCGGACGGCGGTCGGCTCCGGCGCGGTCCAACCCTGCCCGTCGGCCAGGAGCTTCGCCGCCCGTTCGGCGCGGTCGGCGTTCACGTAGTTGCCCTTGGCGTCGACGGCGAAGGCCCGGCGGTAGAACTCGAGCGCCCGCGGAGCTAGGGCGTTCCATTCGGCCCGCTCGGTTGCCCGCCGGTCGAAGGCGACCACTTCCGACGGTTTGGCGTCCTGCTCGGCCAAGTAGCGCATGGTGACGCGGAAGTGCTGCCCGGCCATGTAGCTACGGAGGTTCTGCGGCGTCATCTTGAGCGCGGCGGCGATCTGCAGCGTGGTCTCACCCCGTTGCTGCCGGGCCCGAATCTCTCGCGTGCGGTCAAGCTGCGCCTGCTCAGCCGGCCGCAACGTCCCGTCCACCAACCGCGTCGCCAGCGCCCGCGTCGGCGACTTCCGCTTGATGGAGAGCCCGTATTGCTCCTCGAGCGTCGACGTCACGACCTCCGGCTCTATCGCAGCCCTCATAGCACTCGCCCTAGCATACCTATCCCGGCGCAAGCCATGCATCATCCTCGGCGCATCACACTAGGGCGTGTCTCCGAAAAGCAACCGCCACGTCGCCCCCACACCCCACGGATCGTGCTGGACCGCGGGCGTCGGCAGCGGTGCGGAGCCGTGTGGGTGCGCCACGATAGGGTCCGTCCGATGATGCGGCGGCGGCGTGGACGAGCAGCCGAACCACAAGATCATCGCGCCGAGGATGATCGCGAGAGGGACGATCCACCGGAGTTTCTCGTCGCTCATGGTTTCTCCTCCTTCGGTGCATCGGGGAGGTCCGCCTCGTACTCAGCCGCGAGCGGGGCGATCCGATCGAGGATCGCGAGCAAGGCCCGAATCATCTCGTACGGCTCGGGATGGGCAAACGTCAGCCGCCCTTGTGGATGATGTCGTCGGGTGCGCTCAACGATCTCTCGCTCCTCTGCGGTCAGCATGGCTTCTCCTTCTTCGTCGCTCATGGCCGCACCCAATTTCGTGCGTTGGCCACCGCATCACGAGCGAGGCGAGAGCGTCGCACCGTCCGCAGGAATCTCCTGGTCTCGGCACATTCTTGACACCAGCGTTCGTCGCAAAGACTTTCCGCGAGCCGCTGATCCTCGGCGGACCCATACCCCGTGAGGGGATACGCCGCCGCCCATTCCAAGGCGAGTTGGAGCGCCGTCGTACGCTGCGCCAGTTGCGCGCGGAGCTGGGCGATCTCTCGTGCTACATTTGCTCGTTGATCGCTCTGCGATTGAATCACTCGATCTCGCTCACGACATCCACCACATTTAGGATATTCAAAGTGGCT